CTAGTTTGGGTAATGTTGGTAAACTATCAGGTTTAGAAAACAAATCGGACGCACAACCAATTCTTCAAAATGACAAAACTTCACCTTTGTCAGAAATGTCAAACAACTTAACTGTAGAAAAAACTGTTGCCGAATTAACTAAACAAGAAATAAAGGTTCCGCCTGTTGTAGAAACCGCAACGCAAAACAGACCTGTTGAAGGAGTTAGAGGGCCATCATTTTCACCAACACCAAGCTCTTCTATCGGTTGGGTTGATAGGCTTGGTGGAAGAAATAAGTTTCCAAAAAGTTTCAATATAAACGGTGTTTATTCTGCATAACAAAAAAAGGGAGAGCCAAAGCTCTCCCTTCATAACGACCGACTGGAATCAAATATATTTAGCGTGCGTTAGCCAAGTTCTTGAAAAATTCCAACGACTCATCGTCGTCATCATCTTCAACAGCTGCCTGCTTAGGTGCAGGAGCAGACTTTTGCTTAGGCGCTTCCTCTTCATTCCAAGGAAGTTCAGTGTCTTCCGCCTTTTTACCAGCTGAAGTACGAACCGAAGTAAGGTTTTCGGCAAGAGCCTTCATAAGCTTCGCATTGAGTTCATCATAGCTCTTAAAATTGCTAGGATCAAGGAATGCTTGAAGCGAATGCTCTTTCTTCCAAATAGACTCAAGTTCAGCATCATCAGTAGACAAAGGTCCAACCTTATCAAACTCAGACTTGTCGTAGTTGCGGTAACCTTCAACATTACGAATCTTGAGCTTGAAGTTTGCACCAGCCCAAAGATCAAACGGATTTACGGCTTCTTCATCAGCAAACTGAGGATTCATGGCCTCATTCAGCTTATCAAAAATCTTCTTACCGTACTTGTAAAGGAAAACCTTACCTTCGTTGTCGGGATTACCGGAATCCTGAACAACGTAGATGTTAGAGATAAAGTGAAGACGACGCTTCTGCTTACGAGCAATTTCCTTATTGGCTTCGACACCACTGTTCCACAGCTTTGAGTTATACTCAGAAACTGGATCGGGCTTGCCAAGAGTTGTTAGGGAATTTTCGATATACCATCCGCCTGGACCCTGGAAACCATGATCAAAGATGCGGATGAAAGGAACGTCTTCGTTAGCAGGAGGCGGAAGGAAACGAATAACGGCATAACCGTTACCTGCCTTATCGACAGTAGGCGACCAGAAACGATCGTCAGCGCCACCCTTGCTTTCATTGCCAGCAATAGTAGCCAGCTTCTTGTTTAGTGCTTCAAGAGCGTTCTTACCAGAATTTGCCTTGAGCTTTGAAAAATCTACCATATGTATTCTCCGTATGTTTGTATAGCAGTGTATGTTTAGTGTTGGCTTTTATCAGCCGCAACATTATTTAGTCAAATATCATCAATTGAAATAGTTCAAGATGATATTTTTCACTTTTTCTTTGTCGTACTTAATGAATGGTGTATACTTCTCAATCTTCAATTTAACTTCTTGATAGATCGGATCATACTCCATTTTAGAATCCCAATGCTTCTTTGCCCTCGTAAGGTCTAAAAGAACACAAAGAGTTTCTAAACTTATGTCGCCACCCAAATATCTTTTTAGGAGATAAGGGTGATCGCCGTTCGTTTTGAAATTGGAATCAAATGGCAATTCCAATTCTCCTAATTCGTTCTTGATAACATAGGTTAAAGACTGATTGACCTTTAACCAATTTTTATAAATGTTTTCGGCTTCTTCACTGTAAGCTAGATCTTTAATCCAAGCTTTCTCATTCTTGCTTAGATTAGCTACGAGAAAGTTGTGAACATCAGGATGTTTGGAAAGCTTTTGAAAGAAAAGCTTGTCTTTTCTTGAATTGAAAGAAGTAGCGTTTACTTTTAGCTTGCCATTGTATTTGAAATAATCGTAGCTTGGGCTGCTAAAATGATTTTTAAGAGCCAGATATTCTTTGTAAGTATCAAAAGCTGACATCATCTATTTCTTTGTTTGAATGCCTCGTATAAAACACGGTCTTTCTTATAGGCTTCTTTTTCCCAGGGTGAAGACCAGTACTCAACCTTATTCAAGTTGTATACCCTGTTTTGCCACTTTACTTCTTCTGAACGAAGATAGTCTTTCAGTTCGCCTCTGGCGTACTGTTTAACATGCACCATTTCATGGGCCAGAGAAATTAGTGTCTGTTTCTTATTCAGTTTTTTGTGTACGACGATTACAAATTCACGACACTTATGATTATCGTCATTCCAATAACACATTGCATTTATTGGTGTTGGCATTTTTTCAAATATCAAGTACACTTTGATATTTTTGGCCAGTCTAGTTCCAAGTAGTTCTTTGCTGTAGTATTTTACTGCTTCTTTACACAAAGATCTAGTAACATTATCAGGTATTCCTCTGGTGACTATCTTCATCGGCTACCTCCGTATGCTGGAGATATTTAGATAGGTAGCCGAGCACCTCTTTTAAGAATATTGAGATTTTCTGCTTCTGCCTGGATTTTCATCTTCATAGAAGAATCTTTCTTAATCCAGTAAGCCGCTGTTTCTACTTCGAGATTATTCTTCTCGCACCACATGACAACGGCATCAATGTATTCGATATTCTTTTCTCTACAAATAGTTTCTATTTCTTCTACAAAATTATTTTTTATCATTCTTATCTTCTACTTGTATTCCTACGATTACATCGAACCCTACCAGTAAAAGCTTATGACCAATAACAGAAAGAAAGAAAATTCCTATTAGTGTAAGAAAATTCGGCCAACCAGACAAATACTGAACTAGAGCGACACACCAAAGGAAGAGTACACATAACAGGACACCGATTGGAACATCTCTAATAATTTTCGTTTTCATTCCAAGTCCCAGGTTAAAATGGTAGGCGTGCAAGGATTCGAACCCTGTCGAGAACACCAATCTAGTGCTAAAGCGAGTATAAGCCGCTCTTGTGTACCAACACCCACGCCCAAATGTTTAGTCCCACCAAAGACGAAGAACACCATTTTCGTAATGCATTTCGTCTGGGTAATGAATCAAATCGTTGATAATATCTTCCAACTTCATCTTTGATTCGTTAATCTTAAGATTAAGAGTTCCACACCATTGTTCATTTTTATTGTTGAATTGAATATCTCCGGGAACTAATTCCAGCTTTCCTTCTTTTTCAAATTTAGAGATTAGTGTGCCATATTTACAACCATATTCGGATGTAAAATACGAATCTAAAAATTCATAGAATAAAGCTTTGTTATCAACCACCGATTCCATGATCAATCCTTAGATGAACCAAACATGAACCCCTTGCGCGGATCACCCCACTCAGACTCCGCGCGCACGCGAACGTAACGAGCCTTAGTATCGGCAGTGTTCTCGTTAGGAACAACGATCCAAGGGTTCAATCCCTTCAACCAAGCCTTCTGCTTGATCTGCCACTTTTCGATAGGAGTACGATCACGCTTCACAGCCTTTGAAAGCTGACGATCGGCCTTGCGCTCGCCCTTAGAAACGTACTTGGTCTTAGTCTTAGGCTGGCTCACTTCACTTCTCCATTGTTAAGAGCTTCAAACATCAACTTCCACTTTTCGGAAGGTGTAATAGTTCCTTTTGCCATTTCCTGAAGGACTTCCTTATATTCCTCAGGATGACGGAAAAATATATCTGCATAAGTGCAGTCAAAGTCATCGTCTTCGTCATGTGAGTAATAAGGGTTTTCTGATGCATTTTCGAACACATATTCGTAATCTTCCCTATTACCACCACCGCAACGAGTATGAACAACGATATGTTCCTCTGTTACGTAAATATCGCGGAAACGACCAAAGTCGAAATTTTCCATACCAATCATAGAGAGCAACACGCTCTTCTGATTGTTCTCACCAAACAACATATTATATAAACCGCTCATGATATATCCTTAAAAGATGGCGACCTCGGAGGGATTCGAACCCCCATTTTCAACTCCAGTTACGGTTAAACGGGTAGAAGCCGTCATCGGTTACGAGGCCATTAAAGTAGTACATTATTTATCTAATATACTACTATTTTAGTAAGAAGTCAAGTTACTTTTTATCTATATGTGATAATACCAAAGCAAAGTCAACGAAATACTCTCCAACAATTAGTTTATCTTTTGTAACAGGTTTATCAGAAGTTGCTATATCAACAGCAGCCTTCATAAATTGATACGCCAATTCTTGTCTAGATTTCTTCTTGCTCATATTATATCCAAAGTAGGAGGAGTTGATTCTGTTTCCACGCTCAACTCCTTAAGCGCATGCATTAGCTATGTTGATCCTAAAACGGGAAACCCGCTATTAGGCAGCAAGAGCCATGCGAGGTGCAAAGTTATCGTTTGCATTTAGAGTTTTGCGCTTGTACGTAGTCGCCTACGATTATCTCCAGTCAACTATTCTACACTCAGTCGATCCTAGTTCCGCCCCATCATAAACACACCGGGTAAAACCGATTCCACATATTACCCTTCACTAGACAAGTGACTAGTATATCTAGAAGGATCGGTGTGTTTATGGTGGAGCGGCGGGGTACTGCCCCCCGGTCCTCAGTGTTTTTCGTTTTCTTTCAACGATAATACCTTGTATTATACCTTATATTTATTTAGGAGTCAAGTTTTGTGTGGCTTCATTTCTAACTTGTTCATGAGGATCATTTGCCGCCAAGTGTTGTAAAACTTCTTTGGGGGTGTCTTTATTCATTGCAACACCCAAACGAACAACATGATGGTCATCATTAGCCAATTGTGTAAGATGTTCTGGCTTTATCTTGTTAGTCATCGTCGCCAAAGCTCTAACTGTATGATCTGGATCGTCAACGAACTTTTCAACATGAGCCGGAGTAACGTGTCTATGCAACACCGAATATGCTCTAACCTGTGGATCTTCATCTTTAGTGCCCATAGAATGAGCTTCTTTTGACAACTGATCTAGAAACATCGTTTTTCTTCTCACTTCTGGATTAGGGTGAGACATAGCATAGATCATATCATTGTTATCTAATCTGTAAGTGTAATGACTAGCAGACTTTCTAACCTTTTCGCTTGGATCCATAAAAGAGTTAATAATGTGTTCTTTCGAAATATGTTCAGGATGCGTACTAAACATATACGATCTAACATCTTCGTTAGGGTGAGACATAGCAGCCTCGACATGTTCCTTGGTAATCTTATTAGGATGCTGCATGGCCGTTTTAACCATAGGAACATTATCACTCTTGATAACGCTCATCAAAGAATCAGAAGACACGTTGGGATTTCTTAGTGCTGATCTTTTTGTATATTCATTTTCTGTAGGATCATTTAAGATCTTATCTATAGTTTCTCCCTTTACCTTTTTATTTGTAAGAGCTGTAGCTCTAATTTCGTCATCTTTTGGATAATTGTTGATAACGTGATCTAGAGTTTCTGGAGAAATAGCTGAGTGGCCTGTAGCCCTTATTTTCAACTCGGCTTCACCAGTATATTTAGAAGGATCATCGGTTTTCGAGTTTAAAATAAGATCAATATGCTTTGAGTTGATTTTAGGTTGTCTTTCCAAAACAGCCCGTTTATCGTAAGGGTCGATCTGATCATTACCGAAATACGTTTCTAGGTTTTTAGATCCTGCCTTGGGATGTTGCATTGCAGCTGTGACTAAATCGCGTGTAGAATTTTTATCAGCAAAAACTTTACTAACGTGATCAGCTGTGACGTTTGGGTTTTCGAAAATCTTCATCTTCATATACGCTGAAATGCTAGGATTATCCAAATAATCGCTGATATGTTCAGCTGTAAAGTTCTTGTGCTTAAGAACCTTATTCATCAACATTGAATCTCTATAATTGGTGCTTCTTGATATTTCGCCTAAAGTTGTGGTTGGCACTTTAGGATGAAGTATAGCATCATCTCTTAATTCGTCATCTCTGTCCATAATAATTCTATGCAACATATCTGGAGTTACACTTGGATTCTTTAAAGCTGTATATCTTAAATCATGTTCATCCAAATTTGAACCCTTATTAAAGAGAACATCTTCCAATCTTGACTGAGGAAGCTTAGGGTTTTGCAAGGCGTTCTTTTTAGCTCTACCAAAAGATTCATGTGAAATTTTCAAAACCTGTTCTGGTGTAGCAAGTGGATGCTTTACAGCTTCTGCTCTAACAAAAGAATCTTTATGGTTGATACCGAACTCCATATGTTCCGGAGTAATTTTTTCTGGGTGATCTGAAAACGCATTAGCAACGTGATGTGGATCATCGCTTTTTATCTGTTTCTCAAACGACATTAGAACGGTTTTACCATCGTCATTATAGACGCTGTCGTTCTTTCTGTAGGAACGATCTTCTTTCATTGGGAAGCTTTCGTTTGCCCAATTTTGGACAGACTTTTTGAAAGCGCCAACTATACCTTCATCAACACCTGTAGGTTTGTTGTCGTAGAAATCTTCTCTTTCTTTTCCGCCAATACCATAAACACTAGTTTCTGGACGAAGAATAGTGTGTGGAACTGCTGGCTGAGATGCTGGTTTCATCCAATTATCTTGACTACTACCGAGTCTAGAAGTCCAATCATCTTCTTCTTCTGAATGAAATGGCTTTAATGAAATTCTAGCCATAGGCTTCTTGATATCATTATCTTCTGGACGAACCAAATAGGCTACGTGAGTACCGTTCTTAATATCATGTTCAAGATAATGTTCATTACATCCTTCGTCCATAGTCATACAAGAACGCCAGCCGCGATCTGTAGACATACCTGCAACGTCGTGTGGATGGCGTGAAATAATGATTTTAGGCTGACCAACCGAAGAAGCTGCTCTTTGCGGATCGTTTAAGAACGCACTAGCAACATCTTGTGGTGCTTTGGTCTTGTTAAGGATTTTACCGATACTCATAGAGCGGCCATACTTATCCTTAGCATAGCCACCCTTATAATCATGAATAGTATATCCATTATCTTCAAGGTGTTTCTGGACATCTGGGTGTGGAACGACTGGAGCCTCGTCCATCTTTAATGGAATCTCCATTCTATCCTGTCCCTTTGGGAACACATGGTTAGAAAGAGATCTAGCGGCAGAACCATCGCCCCAAGTATCTACCAATTGTTTCTGTCTTTCGGTAAGTTCTTCGTTTAGAAGAAGATCTCTATAACCAAAACGCTGGTCGGTTTCTTTCAGATAGCCCTTGAAATTTAACAATGTTGTCTCCGCCTAGAATATTTTAAATATTTATATTCAGTAGCGTTCCACCCAGTAACACTTCTTTACTGCTCGGCGCGTCAAATTACCCATTGAATCGTAGTATCTAACAAACTTAGTACGACAACGTTGAACCATATAAGGCTCGTAATCGTCGTATTCATAAACTCGAACAGGATTATGATACTCGCGCGGGCGCTCGAGCACTTCACCAAGGACCAGTCCTCCAATCACGCCACCCAAAATACCGATAGCAACTTCTTCTGAATTGTCAGCATAAGAGGGTGTAGAAATTCCGATTAGAAGAGCTACTGCAAATAGTGTGGTGATAACCTTGTTCATTTTAATTCCTTAGTGATAATGGTTTTTGTTTGCCTTGACCTGAATAAAATCTACAGGAGATCCATCATCGCCAACGACAGCAGCCGTCAAATGACCTCCGAAAACACAACCAGTATCAACATTCGTTCTATCAATAGAACGCTCGATCCAGTCAATTGTTGGAGTATGCCCATGATAAAAATGTCTACCATAGTCAGCTGGTTGACCTCGATTGTACCTATACCAAAGCAGCCAAGTATCGGTCTGTTCGTTCATAGGAAATTCCGGATTAACACCAGCATGAGAAACAACCATAGTATCATCTTCATAATACTTAGGTAAAGCTCGCATCCAATTAGAAATATGTTCTGGAAGATAATTTGCCTGGAAACTTTGTAAAGTTTCTTTCGCATACATCAGTTCGCCGTTGATCAACATATCCTCGTGGTTGCCCATCAGTGCAACGTGACCGCGCCTTTGTAGGTCCATAACGTGACCAATTACTGCCTTTGAGTTTGGTCCGCGATCTACATAATCGCCAACGAAGATAAGTTTGAACTTTTCTCCATTTGCGTGTTCTGTAATCTTCACCAACAACTTAAAAAGTTCGTCATAACAACCGTGAATATCACCAATCACATAACGTTTCATATCACCACCTTCAATAAAATAGTATTTTCGTTAATACGATGCGCCAGAGATGCATCACCCTTCAGTTCGTCCATCAGCTTACGCAATACAATTTTACCGCCGTTGAGAACCTTATCAACATACACCTCTGGCTTTCGCCCTGTGCGTTTAGTCACAGAGTTGTTCTCATCGTAATTAATAATGCTAGTACCCTTCACCTGCAGCCCGCCACGATCAATTGCGCGGAACACCGTAAGAAGCTTGTACTTGGTATTGAAAGTCCAAAGCTCCTGCGCCCCAATAATCTTTTCAGGATTGATCGAAGCGATCTTATAGGAATTATCTTCCTTTTGATACTTGAAGTTCTTCAGTTTCTTTTCAACAGAGATAGCACGAGGCTTGCGAGGTTTACGAACCTTCTTAGTTGTATCCGCATAACGTTCAGCGTCTTCAATAATGGTATTGAAAAATAGGACACGGTCCTCGAGCTGCTTTTTACTATAGTGACTATAAGCCTCATTAAGTTGCTCGTCACCGCCCTCGAGCGCCTCCAAAAGCTCGGAAAGCACCGGCAAATAATAAGCTGCAATGCGCGGGGCATAAATTGCAGGAATATTATTCGACTTCATCCAATCATAAAGCGAAAACTCTTCGTTCTTGTCGATCTGTTCTTCAACAGAACCAATGATGTCGTTTGTCTTATCATTAACTCTATCTTGAATGCTAACTTTGTTGACGTTAGTATTCGCAACAGAGTTATCTTCTGTTTCTTCAGAAGACTTGACATTTTTCAACCTGCTTACTGCGCGCTTGAGCATTTCAATATCGACTGGTGCTCCACGTGAGCGCATGCGAAGAGTCCAAGCACTGGTAAGAGGAAAAAGCTTTTCAGGAATTGCCTTAACAATTTTTACCAATTCGGGCTTATTGTTGTCGTTAAAAAATTGAATACAATACTCTCGCGCATCGTTCACATCACACATCGCATTATACCAATTAAATGCGCGAGAGATACTTGTATTTGCATTCTTAGGAAATACTGGCTCGTCGCCAAGATACTTGTGATTAACAAGATAAGTTTCGCTACGGGTTACTCGAGACTTTTTCTTAGTCCTAGCAATAAGCTGACGACGAGCCATTGTTATCTATTTCTCCAGTTTGCTCTGTATAAGTTGACAACTTTTTCTTCAATATAATCTACGATCTTTTTTAGATCGGCTTCATTATCTATCTTTTCAATATCCGACAGTATACGAACCATCGCTCCATCATTACCACCAGAAGCTTCTTTCCAAGAGAACTTATAACCAAATTGTTTAAAGTTCTCTTCTTGAATTAGTCTTTCCAACAAAGACTCACCCTCTTCTTCGGTAAACAAAATTTTCACATATACATCTTCAGGATTGATGCCCTTTGAGTTGATGTATTTTCTCGCGCCGTGCTCTCCGCCCCTAACATCGTAGACTCTACCAAATACGTTAGAACTTTTACCAACGTACCCTATATTAGCGTTTATTATTTCATTAGTCAAGTGATCTTTTGTTGTTATTAAATAAACACCGCAAGAACCATACTTGGTTTTATTATCTAACACCTTCTTAGAATTTCTTGACTCAAATGTAGTCAATTGTTGCCAATCTAGCGTATCTACTACCAATGATTTGATTAGATTAATGTGATCTTCTTCTTTGTTCATTATGCCTCCATTAAAGGAGGCTGCTCATGCAGCCTCCGCCATCTCGACCGCAAGCTCAAGAGCCTTGGTCTTAACATTCTTATTGTTGCCGTACCAAGAAGAGGTAAGGCGAGTATCGGCCGAACGACCAACAAGATGATCGGTCATGAAGGTAACAGCGTTGAAAGGCTGCCACCAAGTACCTTCGGCGTATTCGTGACCAGGCTGAGTATGAA